CATTACTTGACCCTTCCTTCCGAAGTGGTGTTCCCAAGTAATATGTCAAATACTGATACTGATGGCTTTCAACCACAGTCTAATCGTTTCGACCCATTATAACGTCTCAACATGCCCTTCAAGGGTTAAGCTCTCGCACAAAGTGCAGCCATGTGATAAGTAAACAAAGGGTCTGACCTAACTGTCAGATCATTGTATCCTACATATCAGGGGTCCACTCTCCGTTCCATGAGAGGGGTCCAAGTATGCTTGACAAGATACCGCTAAATTTTCATTTAGTTTGCTGAACGCTGTTCAGGCAATGGTATAATCGTAAAGCGAAAATCGCCAGAGAACAGAGGTAACAGTACTAGAAGCTAAGCTTAAATTAATAGTGTTACCGTTCTTGAGAGTTACAACTCCGTAAACTAGAACGCCAGTACCAGACGAGTTTACGGACGTGGTCAAAGTGGAGAACGGTGCTGTACCGTTCTGAACCATTTGAGTGCCTGTACCGAAACCAGTCCCGACAACCTGTAAAACCATCAAATATTGGTTAACAGGAAGACCGGAATTGACGGTAACGACGGAGGCATTTGTCCAGTCAAAGAGTTGTGTTCCATCATACGCATAGGTTGCTAGTGCACCCCAATATTGGGTGCTATTCAAACCTGTAGAGTTGGAAACTACCATCGATCTCCCACGAAGAGCGGAGACCTGCGGGCTCTGCAGAAGCACAGTGTAAGTAACGTAAAGTTCTCCAATGGGAACCAATGTTGCTAAGTTACCTACTGTGCCGTAGTAGAAAGTACCTACTGCATCTGCATCAGCAAAAGAAGAAATATCTCGAACGTTGAAAGTTTTTCGTCGAGTAAGATCCTCTTTTACAGTTCTGAGTACACATGAATCCCAAGGAGCACAACGTGCGTGGGATCGTGTATTCAAGAACTCCTGCTTCGAACTATAAATGGTATCCGATGGGTCAAAGTCGATAGCCATCAGAAAAGTACCAGTGTTCGCGGTAGTTGTAGAAGGCTCGTAATTGAATTCTAGCTTCCTAAAGCTATAAAGTTCAAAGCGAGTCGCCAACTGTGATAACCACGGGAATAAAGCAGCATTACCCGGGTTAAGTGCGATTGGTAGGGAAGAGAACGCAACCGTGGAAGTAATATCTTGAATATACTCACGGAATGAGACCTCAATATCGCCATTCTTATGGCTGATATACTGAGGTTTAGCGGTCTTCCTCTCAGTGAACGCTTTGGCAACTGGTGCCGTAGTCATTCTCTCTTGCACCCGGCCCTGCCCCTGGCGGGCATGCGGTCGATTGCGATTACGATTATTCGCTTGCTTGTTAGCGTTCTTTGGCTTTCCTTGCGTAGCCTTCGCATTCCTTGATTGATTCATGGGGTCCTCCCGATCATGCTGGATTAAGAAGCCAGCGGAGCGACTATGCTCCCAAGTGTACCGAAAACGGCTCGTCGTTGTAGTCTGTTGACATTCGACTCGTACAGAAGTCGGTCACGATAGGTTACGAACCTACATGTGACACATCCACAGTCTCCAACAGATGTCAAATCAATTGACAGTGTACAGAGACATAAAAAAAGTACGATTCAAGTTACATGATAAAGGGTTCCAGAACCGAGTCCTCGGACTATATCTGGATTCATACTTATTCACTTGTAGCAGATTGGAGGTAGTTAACCCGTACCACATGGTCGTATTCCTTTCGGGACGCCATGGAGGTTACCAGCTCTGCGATGAGGTAGTCAGACGCTACCATGCAACTTGTCTTAGTTCCGCGCCTTAAAGCGGATTTGACGATTTAATCACTTGAGACCCAATTATGTTCCCAAACCCTTGAGGGGTCAGCTAAGAACATAAGTGCACTATTCCAATACGGTGTGCACATCTCCCAGTTTAACGACTTGGTTGGTCAATCAGTAAATTAGCCTAGAATCAAAACCCTGCGTATGGGTTCCTAAGCTCAATATGATTTGATCGGAGAATCAATCGGAAATCCCCGCGTGGTTTAGTCCTCATCGGACCATTCGCTCATACAATCACGAGCGAACTGTTCCCACTGCCGGAGATCATAAGGTTGAACCTGATCCTCTTCATGGACTAGGGTCGATTTCCAGGTCGGCCGAGACTCGATATGACAAGTCTCAGGCGGCCCAATACGACCAGACCAGTCCCAACTGATCGAATCTGGACGAGCAATTAGCTCGTATTCCTTTAATCTAACCCGAGAGAGGGCATGAAAATCGTCCATTTCCATCTCTGGTAGGCGATTAGCATTTCGTAGGTATGTACCTTTAAACGAATAGATAAAATCATGAAAAATCTCCTCAACTGTGTTGTCAGTCTGATCTGACGAAGGGACCACACTCCAATTGTTAGTATGTGGCACAGTTCGGACTTCCCGACACCAAGGAGGCATCGGACAGTCCAAGGGAACGGAGATCTTCATACAAGGAACATCGTAGTCAACAAAGTGGCTACGATCCAGTATTAGATCAACTTGGTACCCACAGGGTTGCATAGGAGCAACCTTGTACGGGTTCGTCCATTTCTGGTGTGTCTTACGAAGCAGCTTTCGCTGAATCGAAGTGAGAACGGTATAAGGCGCCAGGGACTCAATGTCCGGGCCGAGCTCTCTAGCTCGATCCTCAGTCACAATAGTGGCCTGAGGTAATACCATTCCTAACCCCCCAAACTCCGGGGGGACATACCAGTTGAGTGTAAAACCTTGAGGGTGCTTGGTAGAAAGAGCCAGTTGCTGCCGGTTATAAAAACAAAACCGACGATTAGCATACTCTTTATCCCAAGCACCCTCTAAGGCCTCTCGATGAAGTAAGTGGATAGGCTTAACCTTGTCGCCGCCTGTTACGGAAACACACTTAACAGGCTGACCCACCTTACTTCTACCCAACAACATCCCAACGTTATAAAACGGAATATGAACTAACGATTTCTTACGATAAGAAAAAAGTTCACTATTAACCGTGCAGTAGTCCCTTGAGAAAAAATTCTTCCCCGGACTAGGATAGAGACCGACCTTGTCGATATTCTCTAACCAAACTGCATAATCGGTGTCAGAACATCTAAATAAGATGTCATCACCGTTTATTTTAACGTAATGCTTAACTTCTCTAAGAGGTTTATCCGGATGGATAGACTCCCAAAAAACGCAAAAATTAATTGCGCAAAGAATAGGGAAGCTAAGAACAGAACCCATGAGTTGGCCATTCTGTTGGACGACAAGAAGATCCTGAAGCAAAGACTCATCCGTCTTTGGATCCTTCATGTCTGGGTACTCTACGTTATGTTCATACAAACATCGCATCATTTCAAAAATCGATCCCATCTTATGGACTAAGTCCGAACGGAAACGATCTTTGATGAGTTTACGAAGTATAACCTCAAAAAAGGCCTTCGTGCACTCTATGCTAATGTTATCAGTAGCTGCGCTAAAATCACCAGACACCCATTCACCGGTG